GCTGACCTGCGTCTCGTATCCCACGTCAGACGTAGTTATTCAATCTGAAAAAGAGGAGGAACTCTACTAATGTCTTGTAATCTAAGAGAAAAAACTCTCGTTGCTTTGAGAAACAATGCTCTTGGCAATATTGATAAAGCAAAAGTAAACGTAGAAGTATATCTGCACAATCCTGTAGGTATTGGTGAACACCCTGACATTCTTGGTGCAATTCAAGAACAACTTGATATCATTGCACATGAACAAGAACGTCTTGAAGTCCTTGATACACATTTTTCTGGTCATCACGAATGAAGTTTACTCAAGAAGACCTTTGGGAAACTATCCAAACACTTGGATGGGATAGCAGTGATGATATTCACATTGAAATTGGTGGCACCTCAGTCTATGCGATTGATGGTGCAGGCACCAAGTGGGCACCTCTTAAAGGCACCCGCAAGTATAACAAAGATGCATTTATTGTAATCAAAAACAGATCACGCGATCCTATTGTTCCATCACAAGCACCAAAGAATGACGACTAAGTTTATTTTGTTTACCAAGGATAGTTGTGGTCCTTGTGGTCTGGTGAAGCGATACTTCAATGCTCTCAAAGATGAGCGTACTCAACTTATTGAAGAAGTTCAGTTAGAAGATGTGAGTGATGTTCCTATCCCAGAAGAAAACCTTGCTCTTGCTAAGAAGTATGGCGTGACTGCTACTCCTGTTCTTATTATTGCTGATGCAGAAGGAGAACTTTTGGAAACATATGTTGGTGGTGTTCCCATCACCCAAAATATTCGTAAACTCTGGAAGAAATACGAAGTATGAGTGACTTCTATATTGCTAAAGATGTGATGACTGAGGAAGATGTGTCATACATCTATGATTACCTCATCAATGTTTGCCCCTGGCGGATTAATTCTTCTTACTTTAAACCAGAAGATCATGATCACGAATACTTTCGTCATCATAACTACCCACACATGTCTGCTCTAGGTCCTGGTGGAATGCAGGACCCATGGTTAGCAGGATACTTTACTGCAATCATGGCAACAGTAAATCTTAGGATGAAAGAGACCTATGGATTTACTCTGCCTGTACAAAGGACTACCTCTATCAACTTCAATGCACAGAGGAAATCTGAGAACTACAAGTTTCATACTGATGGTGATGCTGACCAATGGTCTGTAGTTGGTTTCCTCACTCCCGAGTGGGATGAAAGTTGGGGAGGAGAACTAAGGGTTCAAGAAAATCTTATTAAGTATAAACCAGGAGATTTTGTGGCATTCAAATCAAACTTACTACATGATGCTATGCCTATCAAAGTTGATACTCCGTTCTGGAGAATTAGTGTTGCCTGTTTTATGAGTTCTAAGTAATACCACCTCCCCTCTAAATAATAGTTGGGAGGTTTTTTCATATGAAGGCAGGAGATTTTTTCCGTAACGGTGGAAGGTATCTAGATCGTATGGATACTTTCTTTGACAAAGCGATGGGTCGCAATGGAAAACAAAACCGTTTCTTATCTGATGTTGGTATTGTTGAGGTGGCAGGGTTTACTGTTACCAGGAAAGATGCTAGTGGAAAATATATAACCTCTCCGTTTCAAGACTTTGCCAGTATCAAAGGAAATTCTGGTAAAGAAAACTCTTCAAAGATGTTGTTTGATGAAGTCTGTAGGCAAGGTCTTCGTGGACAAAACAATATTGAGTTTACTTGTAACTTTCCTGCTGGTAAAAATGTACCAAGAAGAATATCAAGCACAGACATTTACTTAGATATTGGTGACTTTGTAAAAACAGATGAGTTTGGTGGACAACAAAAGGGTGGCAAGAAAGTCAACATGGGTAATGTATATGAAGATGATCTCACCCAGTCGTTAATTGATTATTGTAGTGGTAAACCAGTCAAGAAATATCAAGCACACGTAGAACAAATTGTTAGTGCTCTTACAGAAAAGTATGGTGAAGGACCTACCTTCGCAAAAGGAGAGGGAGAGAAAAATCAAAAACGTCCGCTAACAAAGAAGGGGAATAGTATTATTATATCTGCAGGTGGTGCTGCCACAAATGATATTGGTTCAACCATCACAGATATTACTTTGACAATCAAAGGTAAACCAGTATACATTTCTGTTAAGTTTGGAAGTACATTGTCATTCTTTAACTGTGGTGTCCGTAGCAGCGGTAAAGGAAATCTAGCTCTGTTCCCAGAGGCAAAATTAAAAGCAGGTGATATTCCTGATGACGGACAAAATTATCTCAATTTGTTTGGTATAGATCATCAGAAATTCTTAGATGTATTTGCTAAGTATGGACAAGGAAATGGTCCAACAGTTGAGACACATATTGAAAACAGAACTCTAAGTCCATCGGACAAGCAAGCATTGCAGGACATGATCAAGAGTGGTGTTGGGTATGGTTATTGGATGTGTCATTACACTGGAAGTGAGTTGAAGTTCTATGAAATTGATCAGGACTACATGAACAAAGCTGCTACACTGGTAGGCAATACAGTAGAAATCAACTACGGTGGCGCTGGTGGTAAAGGCAAGCGTATTGACATGCTCTTTGAAACTCAGTCATATGAGTTTAAGTTCAACATCAGGAACAAGCAGGGTGGCGTCTATCCTACCCACACCAATGGAGATTACTACAAAAAGTAATGGCAAACATTAAACAACTCAAACACCTAGAACACTTGGAAGATGAGATGCTGAACTATGGCACTGATGGGTGCATGGCGGCAGTGTCTTTCTTGAAAGAACTTCGCAAGATGCTAGGTCAACAGGAAAATTCTGGTTTCATGCAAACAAAATGGGATGGTGCTCCCTCTGTCATTTGCGGCACAGATCCTCAGACAGGGATGTTTTTTGTTGGCACTAAATCTGTATTCGCAAAGACTAATCCTAAGTTGTGCTATAGCGAAGAACAAATTGATGGTTGGTATGAGGGAGATCTAGCAGAGAAACTAAAGTTTTCTCTGAGATATTTTTCTAAACTTGGTATAGAAGGTGTGGTTCAAGGAGATCTTCTATTCACATCTGATATTAAAAGAGAAACAATTAATGGAGAACAACTCTACACTTTTAGACCCAATACAATTACTTACGGTATACCCATTGACCATCCGATTGGGAGAGCAGCAGGTAGAGCGAAGATTGGTGTGGTATTTCATACCCATTACACTGGTGATGTAGTTGCTGACATGCAGGCACGAGCGGGTGCCAATGTATCAGGATCTGATGAAGCTCTTGTAGTTAAAAACGATACACCAATGCATCGTGTTGGTTTTTCCAAGCAAGAGATGTCTAAGTTTGACAACTATATTATCAAGATTGAACGTATGTGTCGCATCTGTGGTGATTTTCTTGATGAGTTGGTTACTCAAACAGGAACTACTGGTGATGCTAAGTTTCACATTGCATCATATCTAAAGCAGTTCTTCAATAGTGAGATTAAGAACGCTCGCAGCATTGGTAATATAGATGAAGCAATGTATGACATGCTCAACTTCTATGGCGAGAAGATGGACAAAGAACTTGCAAAAATAAAGACGGTTGCTAACAGAACAAAGAAGTGTGCTCTGGTATATAACAGTCAAAATTATGTTGTAGATAATGTCTACAAATTTAAATCAATGCTTGCACTGTACAAAGAACTACAGGCAGTCAAGCAAATGGTTATAGATAAACTGGACCACCTTGAGGAGTTCAGGACATTTGTCCAGACAGAAAAAGGATACAAGGTCACAACTCCCGAGGGATATGTTCTGCATAAAGATGGCAGTATGATCAAGTTTGTTAATCGCTTGGAGTTTGCATACAACAACTTCACTCTTCAGAAGCAATGGCGTTAAATTGTAGGACTTGCTATTTTACATTCGGTAGGTTTCAACCACCTACTACAGGACATAAAGAAAACTTTGCTGGTGTAAAGAAAGCAGCAGGTTCTCATGACTATCGTATATACATTTCACAGACTGTAGATAAGAAAGGTAGTAATCCATTGCCACCCGATAGGAAACTATTCTATATGAACAAGATGTTTCCTGAACATAAGGGTAAGATCTTCTCTGGTCCAAAACAACCTGTTGCTATCTTGCAAGAACTTATGATGGCAGGTTACAATGAGGTAGTATTTCTTGTAGGTTCTGACAGAGTTTCTGCCATGCAGTTCCTTCATAAATACAACGGAACTGAGTTTTCTTTTAGGAAGATTGACATTCAATCTTCTGGAAGTAGAGACGCTGATGGTGATACCTTTGCCATTTCTGGAACCAAGATGAGACGTGCAGCATTTGCTAACGACTTTGACACATTCAGAAAGGGTATTCCTAGAGCATTAAGTGATCGTGATTGTCAGTCTCTTATGAATGAGATCAAGGCAGCACTACCAGATAATTTTAAATGAAGGACTTTAAGAAACTACGAGAAGAAGCACTGCGACAGCAGCAAAGACATCAGGAAATCTTCAAAGAAGGTGATGCTGTTATGTCTGCTCGCTCAGGAGACAAAGGACACATTCATAGGGTGGGTGGTAACTATGCCATCGTTATCTCTGAAGAAGGTCAGATGTTTCGTGAGTGGATAAAGAATATTAGATCTATAAATAATACGAGAAGAACCTCCCTTTTAAACGATGAAGTATCAGAAACCAGTAAATAACGTCAATAGTAACGATGAGTTTTCGTCTGGGTTGATGGAAGCATTTACACAATGGCAGAATGGCGATTGTTTCCAGAACACTGAGATGCCTGATTTGCATCTAAGTGAAGCACCATTCGATGGTATGGATCCACAGTCCAATGGTGCTGAAATCGAACAGACATCTATTAAAAAGAAAGAGGTCAAGAAACCATCTGCTAAAGCACAACTTGCTACTAAGGAAGAGGCAGAGTACGAAGTTCTTGAGCGTGAAGAGTATGAACTTGACGGTGAAACTTGGGTTCTAGAGAAGCGTCTCTATGCTGTAGAGGGAAGCATGGAAACTGCACGTAAGAACGTTGGTGCTTCTACTTGCTGGAAAGGATACAAAGCAAAAGGAACTAAGAAAAAGGGTGGTAAAGTAGTTCCTAACTGTGTAAAAGCAGGTGATGAAGTAACCCATGAGGGTGAAGAACTAGATGAGAAGCGTGGTCTCTATGCTAACATCCATGCTAAGAGAAAGCGTGGTGGTAAGATGCGTGACAAAGGAGACCCAGGTGCTCCTACTGATAAAGCATTCAGAGATTCTGCAAAGACTGCAAAGAAAGAAGAGTTTGAACTAACTGAGAAGAAACTTGATCCTGTAAACCATAAGGAACTTAAGGGTAAGCACGCTGACCGCAAGGATAAGGACATCGACAACGATGGTGATGTTGATGGTTCTGATAAGTACCTTCACATGCGTCGTAAGAAGGTCTCTAAGATCATTGCAATGGGAAAGAAGAAAAAATGAAATCCTTTAAGCAATTCCGCGAAGAGTGTGGTTGCGACAAGAAGGAACGTAAGGTAAAATCTAAGAAGAAAGGTAATGTAGAAGTGATGCCTAACATTCCCGATGGTAAAAAGGGTATGACCACCAATGTAAATAATGAATCTGTATTTGCTGGTAACTACCAAGGTCCTTTGTATGCAAGACATCCTGATCTCGTCATCGCAGAGAAAGCAGTTTCCAAAAAACAGCAAAAGTTTATGGGTATGGTCAGAGCTGCTCAGAAGGGCGAGGGAGCGTCGTCGCCTGAGGTTGCCAAAGTTGCTTCCAGCATGAAGAAAGGTGATGTAAAAGACTTTGCATCAACTAAACATAAGGGACTACCTGAAAAGAAAGTTAAAAAAGAATCATTTGAGGGTGGTGTAGCAAAGGCACGCCGTGACTATCGTTCTGGCACTCTGTTGACCTTCAAACAGTTTATGTCTAAGTTGACAGATATCTTGGATGAGTGGGAGAAATAAATAGTAGAGCTCATTTGAGGATCAAATCATGCTCGCATTTCTATTACCACTAGCATCTAAAATTATTAAAGACGCTGTTTCCAACATTCCCGACAATGAGGAACTTGGAGAAAAAATGATCGAGATCTGCCTAGTCATTCTGAAGAAGGCAGTTACTCTAACCAAGACAGACATGGACGACAAACTCCTTGCGGTTGTTGAACAATCAATCAAAGCAAGAGAGGAATGATATCCTGGGGGAGCAATCCCCCTTTTTTATAAATAAATCTTAGATAATAGTAACTATCGGAGCACACGTCAATGTCCCTTTACGGAAGAACTGACAGCAATGCAAACAAAACCAAAGCTGGTGTGGGCATTGCAGCGTCAGCGCAAGCAAAAACAACCCTCTATATTGATGAAACTGAGGCAGCCCTCGAAGCAAACAAAGAGCGTGGTCTAAACGCTCCTGGTTGGTGGTCATATTACACCTATACTGATAGCTCAGGTGCTACTCGCCATAAGGCAGAGCAACTAGTGTTCATTGCAGGTGGTGATACCAACGCTAATGAGACTCAGGCAGACGACGCACAGGCAGCAGATGCTAATGTCGTTATTGCTATCGGAACACAACCTGCAGATACTGCAGTTGCTGTAGGTGCTCAGTTACAACTTACTGTTGTTGCAACTGCTACACCACCTGGCGACAACTCTGTTCTCACATACCAGTGGCAGAAGAAGTCTGGTAACCGTTATAGCAATATTTCTGGTGCAACTTCTGCAGCATACACAGTTGCTACTTATGCAGCTGCTAATGCTGGAACATATAGAGTCAAGATTAATTCAACCAATGGTGGTAAGGAACTAATTTCTGATAACGCTGTTGTAACTACTTCATAATTTGAATGAATATACGTGAACTGAACCACGAAAACTGGTTATTCTTTGCAATTCAAAATTATAACAACCCGTTGTCCGTCACCTATCAGGATTTTGAAGAAGACTTAAAGAGATTTAAGTACATCAAAAGACTACTGAAAAGGTACGAGACAACGGGGGAACTCAAAACTCACCTGATTCTAAATCATGTGATTGTATTGTATAATGTATTTGATGACGCAGCAACACCGCTGCTATTTTATAGAGTAGAAGCGACATACTGGTCTACAATTAAGGCGTTTATGTTGTTTCTAAATAGATTACCACCTAAACTTAACGAGGATGTTGACGAGGAATGTCTGAAAGAACTGAACCTAATCTAAATGAAATGATCAATTCTGCTGGCGATGGTTCTGGTCTCCAGTTACCACCCGCTTTCGTCATGGTAAATCCTAGACAGCATCGTAAGTATAAGAAGGGTAATGAAACTGTTGATGGGCGCACTAAAGGTGCCCGCTCTCTCTTCGACCGTATCCAAAAAAGAAAAATGAAAGAAGAAACAAACGTAACCGAAGCTCTGTCTACAGATACTGAGAGAGCACAAAAACAGATTGCTCAGGGTAAGAAACTGGGTCGTCAAAGAGATCTCCAAAAGAAACGTGGAGAGGCAAAAGAAAAAATGATGCGTAAAACCAAAGAAATGGATACGCTCATGAAGGCACGTCTGTCTGATTTTAAAAAGAAAGCAGCGTCCCAAACTAAAAAATTGAAAAGAAACAATGAGGAAATTGAAGTGACTAAAGAAATTATGACTGAAAATCAAGATGTAATTCAAGTTGCACTAGATGTGGCAACTGCTGAACTTAATCCACAAGGCGAAGGATCATTTGCTAAGATCCAGTTTGCTGATGGTGGTGTACAAAACCTAGATAATTTCTCTGCTAAGCGTATTGCTGCTTGCTACGCGCAGTTGGATGACACTCACAAGCAGCAATTCCAATACATGTTGAA